ACGACAGCAAGCGGCCGATCGGCGTTGATGCCCCGCCCGTGACTGAACAGCAGGGACCTGAGCCCGAGCACGTCTTCAGCCGGAAGATCACCACCGGGGCGATGAAGGCCCGCGCCAGCGGCGGGCTGCGCAAGCTGGCCACCAACATGGCCGAGTCCTACCCCGAGATGGACGTGCACCAGCACCTCCAGGACGCGGCGCGCGAGCTGGACTCGGGCCGGACGCACAGCGCCCAGCGGCACGTCAACGCCGCGATCTTCGGTCTCCAGCCGCTGCAACTGCGGCGGCACGGGGTGCACGACGATGCCGGGCACATGCGCGGCAAGGCGATGATGCAGCAGGCGCACCGGCACCTGCTGCTGATCAAGGACATCGAGGACGTGCACGGGTCCAACCGCGCCATCGGCCAGTACCGCCGCGACGTCCGGGATCAGGAGAGAGCCATGAGAGCAGCACCGCCGGTTGCCGTCGCCGCGAGCTGGGACACGCACCTGCACGCGATCGAGCTGGCCACCTTCGCCGGGGCCAAGCCGGGATCAGGCAAGAACTTCGCCAAGCTCCAGGGCGTGCTGGCCAAGCGCGGTGCCCGCAACCCCGGCGCGCTGGCCGCGTACATCGGGCGCAAGAAGTACGGGCGCAAGGGGTTCGCCAAGCTCGGCAGCAAGCACGCCAGCCAGCTCGATGCCCTGGAGCTGGCGTTCCGCTTCAGGCACGGCTGGATCAGGCTCGACGGCGGCGGCAGCGTGTCTCCGCGTCAGCGGGCTGCGGCAGCAGCCGGGGAACGAGCCAGCCGCAGTACCGCTGCATTCAAGGGGACTCTCGCGTCCAGGAGAGCAGCAGCGAAGGTGCGGCCGGGGAGGGGTGCCGCAGACTACGGCGCGGTCATAGGCGACTTTCCGGGCATGCCGAACAGGGGCAAGCTCGGCGGGACGTGGCACGCCGGGTCGGCCGCTGAGGTAGCGGCCAGCGGCGCTGGCTTCCCGCTGGAGACGCGGCAGAAGAAGGGGCCGGGCCTGGTCCAGCGGATCGAGCGTGCTGCTGCCAGGTTCGAGAACGGCACGCAGCCCAAGACGGTCGGCCCGAAGGGCAGGCCCCCGGCCACCAGCCGGGCGAAGATGCTGGCCGATGAGCGCGCCGACGCGGGCAAGTACGCCGCCGGGATGGGCCGCAACAAGGCGAAGGCCGTGGCGAAGGAGACCGCCCGGCAGCAGCGCGTCTACCGGGCGGCGCGGGCGAAGGGGCACAGCCACAACAAGGCGCTGGCCATCGCGCGCAGCATCGGCCGCTCGTTCCAGGCCGGGTCGGCGGTCCCGCCGATGGGCTACTCCACCCCCATGGAGCCGCCCCCTTTCCCGGTAACTGGGGCACGGTTGAACTAGCCATCGAGCTGTTCAACCCGGCCCAGCCGCGCGTGGGAGCAGGTGCGGCTACCGGCGGCCAGTTCGCCCCGCCCGGTAGCCAGCCAGCGGCCAAGGGCAAGCCGCCGCCGACCGCGAGCCAGCAGAAGAAGGCCGCGCTGGCAGCAAAGATCAAGGCGCTGCGCAAGATCCTGGCCGAGCTGGAGCACAACCAGCTCACCGCCCGGCAGGCTCAGCGGGCGGCCACGGCGGCGGCCACCGGCAAGGCCGTGGTGCACCGCAAGTCGGCCAGCTCGACCCCGGCCAAGAAGGGCGCGGCAGCGACCTCAGCTAAGCAGGCCAAGGCCGGGACACCGGCTGGCAAGGCCCCGGCCAAGGGGCATGTTCTTACCGTCAAGGAGGCGGCGGCCATCATCACCCAGATGATCGCCGCGCTCACCACCCAGATCCGGCAGCTCGCCAACGAGGACGGCGGGGCGGTCGAGCTGGCGTTCAACCCGGCACAGCCGCGCGACCGCTGGGGCCGGTGGCAGGGCATCCCCGGCATGATGCGGAACACGGCCAGCATGCGGATGGCGCAGCGGGCCGGGCTGATCCGGGCGCTGGGCGTCTCGGAGCAGGCGCGGCGCGGTGCGCCGGGCCACCACGCCCGGTCGGAGAAGCTCGACTACACGGGCAAGCCCGGTGACTTCGGCCACATCCGGGCCATCATGGCAGCAGCGGAATCTGTCCGGTCAACCAGCGATACCGCAGCGAACGCGCTGCACAACGCAGGCCGGGCGCTGGGCGAGCGGGACATGAAGAGCGTCCGGGTGCACCTGTCGGTCGCGGAGCGCGCGACACGCGGCACCGGCAGCCATGCCGTTGTCGTCGGCATCCGCCGCAGCCTGTCCGGCGTGCCGAGGGGCACCTACGCCCAGGACGAGAGCTGGCGGGCACCGCGCTCCATCGGCACCGGCCAGCCCGGCATCAAGCACGGCCCCGGCTACTACCCGTCCACGGTCAGGCACCCCGGCGAGCTGACCACCACCATCGGGTACTCCTGGGAGCAGGTAGACAACGCCATTGAGCTGGCCTTCCGCTACCGGCACGGCTGGATCAAGCTGGAGGCCGACAAGATCAGGCGCTCCCTGCGAGACGCGGCCGGGGTCATGGGCGGTGGCATGCCCGGCGAGAAGGGCAAGCTCAGCCACGGGGAGTTCCAGCCCGGATCGGCTGCCAGGGCCATGGTCGGCAGCCACGTCTCCCACCGTGAGGCGAAGGGCCTGACAAACCTGTTCGCTCCCAAGGGCAGCGGCAAGGGGGTCCACGTCAGCAAGCAGGCTGAGCGCAACCGGGCGATAACCGGCGTACCGGGTATCACCGGCCCGTTCGGCAAGCACCTGTCCAAGTCCGAGGCCAGAGGCTTCACGGGGCTGTTCGGCGGGGACACGCGCAAGCAGAAGCTGTACGGCAAGCTGCGCAAGGGCGGGCCGCAGCACAACAAGGCGCAGGCGGTGCTGGCCCAGGCTCGCAGCAAGCAGGTCCAGATGGCCACCGAGCTGAGCGCCAACACCGGCAGGCTGAGCGTCACGCCAGCACCGCGCGGCAAGCCCGGCGGGCCGGGGCTCTACCACGTCAAGGGCATGGGCCACACCCCGTACGAGCAGCAGATCGTCAAGGCGCTGATCGAGAAGCGCGGCATGCCGCCCGGCAAGGCGTACGCCATCGCGCGGGCCGCGATCCGGCGCTGGTCGCGCGGCGGCGGGCACGTCCATCCCGAGGTCCGGGCGGCGGCTGGCAAGGCCGAGGCGGGCGAGCTGGAGAAGCAGGCCCGCGCCAAGGCGGCCTGATGACCGAGCTGCTGGAGTGGTTCACCACGGACCTCGCGCATACCGGCTGGCTGCACGAGGAACGCGACACGCGCGGCCGGTGGACGCACGGCGCGACGGTGCCCAGCGAGCCCGGCCAGGAACGGCACGGCTACCAGGGCAAGTTCATGGGCTACGACCCGCTGGTGCCGTCGATGGAGCCAGCGGACGGGCGCAAGCCGCTCGGCCAGCCCGGACGGGTGCAGGGCGACGGCACGGCAGCCGACCCGATCGACGTGGCGGGCGACATGGGCCGGGCCGTGGCGCTGATGGCGGCTGGCAAGCACGTCCGGCTGAACAGCCCGGCCGAGATCAAGCCGCTGCTCGATGAGGTGGACCGGCAGGCCACCGCGCAGGGCTACAGCCGGGGTCATGAGCCGGGCTGGGACCTGGGCAACATCAGCGTGCGGGGCACCCGGCTGTTCAACGAGCAGACCAGGGGCATCCCGCGCACCGCCATGCCGCAGCTCAACGGCCCGGCCCTGCCTGGTACCGAGGCCGCCCTGCTGGCGGGCGGGGCCAACAAGTTCATCGAGCTGGACGCCGAGTTCCGTGCCCAGCTCAGGCGCGACGGCATCGACGTCCGCAACGAGCGCGTACCGGCCGGTAACCTGCGCGCCACCCAGACCCAGCTCACCGCCGCCACCGTTGCCGGGATCACCAAGGCCGCCGAGAGCGGCAACGCCAAGGTCCGGCACATGCTGAAGGAGCCCATATGGGTGACGCGCGATAACTACGTGATCGACGGGCACCACCGCTGGGCGTCTGATGAGGCGCTGGCCTTCAGCGGCAACGGGCCACGCGAGATCGAGGTGCAGCGGATCAACCTGCCGGTGCACCTGGCCATCCCGTACGCCAACCAGTTCGCCCAGCAGATGGGTATCGAGGCCCGGCCGCTCGGCAACTCCACGCTGGTGGAGAGCGCCATCCCGATGGAGCTGGGCTGGAAGTTCGACCCGTTCGAGAAGCGCGACGTGCGCGGCCGGTGGACGAAGACCGGAGCTGGCTACGTCAAGCCGGACCCCGAGCGGCTGCGCAGCAGCCGGGCCACGTACAAGATGCCCGGTGATCACCCGTTCTTCCAGGCCAACCCGGTCAGCGCGGCGCACATCGTGGCCGCCTACGACGACTCCGACGCCCAGGAGCGGGCGCAGGGGATGCGCTGGTACGCCGACGCGCACAACCTGGCCAAGAAGATGGACCACGGCGACATCGAGAAGAACGCGGGCGTGATCGCCGCGCTGTCGCCGCAGACCGGCTGGGCCGTCAACATGCTCAATGCCGACCGGTCGCTGGATCTCGGCCGCGCGCTCGGGCCTGGCGAGGGCATGATCACCCAGTCCATGCAGCGCAACGCCCAGGAAGCCATCGACGGCGAGGCTGCCGACGTTGCCAACTCCAGCTCCAAGACCAAGGCGTTCGCCCGGCTGATCCGGTACGGCGGGGATGAGCCCGGCGACACGTCCGGCCAGGTCGTGATCGACCGGCACGCGATGACCGTGGCCATGGGCAAGCGCATCCCGAAGAAGGAAGCCGACAAGGCCCCGATCGGCCACGACCGCTACTACCAGTACGTGGCCGACACCTACCGCGATGCCGCCCTGGAGATCAGCAAGCGGGGCACGCCGGTCTCGCCTCACCAGCTCCAGGCGATCACCTGGCTGCGGCAGCAGCGGATCAACGAGGCCGAGGACGAGGCGCACATCGGCCAGGCCGAGACTGTGACCGCCAGCCGGGGCGGTCGGCGGCTGTCCAAGGGCCGGAACACCATGCTGCGCAACTCCTGGACGCGCTGGCAGGCCGAGGCCGCGCGGCACAAGTACGAGCTGATCCCCGGCACCACCGGCCCGATGTCCGAGTCGTGGGCCAACGAGCTGCTGATCGCCCAGGTGCTCGATTTCCGGTTCGACCCGGCCGAGCCCCGCGACGATAAGGGCCGCTGGGTCAAGGTGCCCGGCACCGGGGCTGGCAAGGCCGCCGAGTCGCTGATGCCAGGCCCGAGGAAGTCTCAGCGGGTCCGGCCGGTGATCACCGCCGCCGAGGCGCGCGGCAACAGCCGCCCGGTCAGCTTTGACGAGTACCAGCACATTGCCGCCAAGGGCAACCAGATGATCGACAAAATGAAGCGGGACAGCTCCCCGATCCACGGCATGGACGAGTACTGGCCCGAGATCAAGGGCGACATGTACGCCGAGGTGCGCAAGCCGTGGGGCGGCGGCACGATCGACGGTCATACCGGCTCAGCGCTGCCGCAGGGCGCGGACAAGTACGCCCTGTCGGTCAAGCCCAGGGGCATGCACTCGATCAGCATTCCCGAGCACGCCAGCTACCCCGACTTCAGCCGGGCCATGGACCAGGCTAAGGACGAGTTCCGGCCCGCCCTGGAGCGCCGGGGCTTCTACCTGGGGATCTTCCACGACGATGACCTGAACCGGATTGACATCGACCCGGTAGCCGTAGTGGACACCCCCGAGGAAGTCGAGGCGATCGGTGCGTACACCAGAGCCATCGGGGGCGCATACCATTTCAGGACAGGCGACGGTTACTGGCCACCTCACGTAGCGGAAGGAGCGGCGATGGCGACACCGGATACCGTCCACTTCGCCGGTCCCGGCCAGTGGCGCTCCCAGGCTGAGGCGGTCCAGGCTCCCGAGCCCGAGGATGACGAGGGGGAGGACGAGCCGCCTACTATCAGCGGGCAGATCTTCCAGTTCGCTCCCCACTTCAACCCGGACGAGCTGCGCGACCGCCGGGGCCGGTGGACCAGGGGCCAGCGCGAGCAACTGAACCTCCACAAGCTGATCCGCGCGGCGGCTGACCCGTTTGTCGGCGCTCCGATGGCGAATGAGCCTGCGCTGAAGGCTGCGGTCGCCAGGGTGGCTACCCCGGCGGCCGAGTTCGTGCCCAAGGCGATCGGCGGCAGTCACGAAGAGTGGAACGGCAAGGTCAAGCTATTCCTGTACAGCGAGCAGAAGGAAGTCCTGGCCGAGATGGAGTGGGACGGCACGATGAGTGTCGCCTCCAACGTGGCCCAGGCGCTCCAGGACGACATGTCTTTGCCCGGTGACGTGAAGCAGCCCGATGCGTTCGAGGTGATCCTGCATGAGACGTTCCACGGCGCGGTCCCGGAGGGCTCCGCTGCCGACAACAAGAAGGCGTACCAGGTCTTCGCCATCTCCCAGATCGAGGAAGGCTTCACCGAGCTGGGCGCGACCCATCACGCGGCCGAGTTCTTCGACCAGATAGGCATCGGGGACCGGCCGACGCCGCGATTCCCAGGGCATACCGTGCACGAGATGGCCGTGACCATTGACAACCCGGAGGAAATTGCCAACGGCAACGGCTGGAAGCACTACCCGACCCAGACCAAGGACGCCCAGGACTGGGTGCAGCAGATCGCCAGGGAGGAAGGCATCCAGGATCTCGGCAACAAGGCCGGTCATGCGCGGATAGTCGAGCTGACGGATGAGGTCAACCGCCAGGGGGCGGCTGGCAAGCTCGGGATCATGTCCCAGCAGCTCGCCTACGCCATGACCAAGGACCCGAAGCTGCGCGCTGACAATACGTTCATGGACGACCTGACGATGAAGATCGCGGATGCCATCCTCCACCAGTGGAACACCGGCAATCCCGAGGGCGCGGCCAAGCAGGCGTTCGGCGCGGCCAGGGCCGTGGCAATACAGAAGGTGGCCGACAAGCAGCGCGAGATGGCTGAGAGGGCAGCATGACGCCACGCGGACAGCAGGCACTGAGCATTGCCCAGTGGGCCTGGGAGGACCCGGCGGGCCGGGTGCAGACCGCTATCCAGCAGGTGCGCGGCCTGGCCAGCACCGCGACCGGTGATGAGCTGACCGAGATCCAGGATGCGGGCACGATGCTTCACAGGCTGGCGGGGACGCTGGATACTGGGCCTGTGAACGGCGAGGACACGATCCTTCAGCAGCTCGCGGGAGACACTCTCGTCAGCCAGCTTGTCGAGCTGGCCAGTGACGCCTGGATGCACGAGCGGCGGGGTCCGGGCGGCAAGTGGATTGGCGGCGGCAGTCCCGGCTCTCGGGCCGGGTACAGGCCGCCGCAGGAGCCGGTGACATCCCGGTCCCGCCAGGCCAGGATCAAGCGGATGCAGGAAGCGCAGATGCGCAGGATCGCCCGCGAGGAAGCGCAGAAGGCTGCCCAGGCTGAGGCTGCGAAGATCCCGGCAGCCATCGCGGCGAAGATCCCGGCTGACATCGCACCCGAGAACAAGGCGGCTGAGGTCGCGTTCCAGGTATCCGGCAAGGTGCAGCCGACCAGGCGCGAGCAACTCATCCACGAGCAGCTCCTGAAGACGCAGGTTGAGCCGCTGGCTACGGCCAAGGCGCAGGCGGTGCTGACCAAGGCCCAGCAGGTCGTGGCCGACAAGATAGCCGCAGCGAACGCGGCGCACGAGACCGTGGAAGGCCAGCGGAGGGCAAAGAAGCTGGCCATCGAGGCTGGCGGTGCCGTGGTGGGATTCATCGCCGCCTACGTCGAGTCCCGGCTGGGCGTGCCGGACCTGATCGCTCTGCTCACCTCTGCGCTGCCGTTCATCATCCAGCCCATAGTCGAGTTCATCAAGAAGGTCTGACCATGAGCCCGGAGGAACGCCAGGAAGTAATCGACATCCTCACCGAGGCCCTGGTTCAGGCAGGAATTGACGAGGAAGAAGCCGAGGATTTTGCCACGGCGAGCGTGAACGAGCACGAGCAATCCTGAGTTTTACCGTGCCGGGTCATGCGTTCTCGGCCAGGTGAGCCTACGATGGCCTTCAAGTAGACGTTGAATCTTGGAGGCGTCATGGCCTCACGTCAAGCTGCTGTCGCTGCGCTGGCTGTGCGCGGAGCCGGGAATCCAGAGCACCTGGCCGCGTTCATTGCTGCCCGCACGAGGGGCAGCAGGAGCGTCGAGATGGCAAGTTCGCGTTACCCGGTGACCTCCCCCGCTGACATCCTGGTGAGCCGCAGCGCGACCGGCGGCGCGTCGATCCGGCACCGTCGTGGCGGCGCGCTGATCGGTGAGATCAGGAACGAGGACGGCTGGCGGTCGGTCTACGGCGGCAAGCTCTCGGCCCGGCCGCACCCGCACCAGCGCGGCGCGCTGGGCGAGCTGCTGGGGCTGTGGAACAGCGGCACCACCACGCCCGGTCACCCCGGTACCGGACTCCAGCCGCCGCCCGAGCAGACGCCGCTGATGGCGCAGTACGGGGTGCCCGCTATCAGTGCGCTGGCCACGCCAGTCCGGTCATCCGGTGACGGGCCGCGCGTCACCATGGCCAACGGCGGGGACAGCGAGCCGGATGAGGACGACAGCAAGGACGGCGAGCTGACCCCCAAGGGCCTGAGCATCCGCAAGAAGCTCAAGGGCAAGGGCTGGCCCCACGACAAGGCGCACATGTTCGCCAAGCGGGCACAGAACTTCGGGGGCAAGTAGCCAGATGGGTGCCTTCGCAGCCCTGCTGACCCCGTTCGACCGGGGCAACGCGATCGAGATGTCCAGCAAGCTCTGGCGCAAGCGGGTGCTGCCGGTAGGCGACATCAGTTACCAGGGCCGCACCCTGCACTTCACCCCGCACTACCTCCAGGGACTGGCGAACGCCTTCAACGACAAGGCGTACGACCAGGTGAGCTTCCAGCTCGCAGACGCAGGCAACACCCACACCAATGACCCGGAGCGGCACCGGGGCACGGTCGTGGGGTTCGAGGCCGAGCCGGACGGGCTGTGGATGGTGCTCGACCCGACCGAGCGCGGTGAGGCAGTCCTGCGCGAGAATCCGTACCTGGGCGTGTCGGCCCGGATCGTGGAGCAGTACCAGCGGGCGGACGGCAAGTTCTACCCCGCCGCGATCCAGCATGTGCTCGGCACCCTGGACCCGCGCATTCCGGGCCTGGGGGCCTGGCAGACCGTCGAGGCGGCCAATACGCCGTCCCTTGTCATCGACCTCACCGGTTCCAGCTATGCCGGACAGGAAGTGGAGACCATGCCCGAACTGAACGCCCAGCAGCAGGCCAACCTGAACCGCCTGCTCAACCTGGACCCCGCTGCCCTGGACCGGCTGCTCGGAGCGCAGGCCCCGTCAGCCCCGCCAGCCCCGAACGGCAACGGCACCGCTCCCGCCGATGACGACGAGCTGTCCGACGAAGAGCTGGCCGACCTCATCGACGCGCTCGGTGACGACGAGCTGGCCGAGATCGAGGCCGGGATGGACGCCGAGACGCTGGCCGGGGCTGGCGTTACCGGCCTGTCCGTCGAGGCGCAGATGGCCATCGACCTCGCCAACAGCCGCGCCGACGAGACCGAGCGCCAGCTAGCCGTCTTCCAGACCCGGTACGAGGTGTCGGCATTCGACGCTGAGAAGCGGAAGCTGGCGGATCTCGGCGTACCGCCCTACATCACCGACCTGGCCCGGCCGCTGCTCCAGGGCTCCGGGCACACGGTGGACCTGGCCAACGGGCAGCGGGCCGACGCGGGCCAGGTCATGCGCAAGGTGCTGACCGAGTACGCCAGGATGGCCCAGATGCTCAACCTGGACGTCGAGCTGGGCTCCCCGATGGACGAGCCGCCCGGCGCGGGGCCGTCCGCCGAGCAGACGGAGCGCACCGACACCATCAACCGCGCCAAGAGCCAGATGGGGCTGTAGCCCTATGGCCCGCTACTTTGTCACCACGCCGGTCAATATCCCCTTCGTCAGCTACGCCAGCCCGGCTCGGGTGCTGAAGAAGGGCGACACCATCGAGCTGTCCGCAGCCGAGGTAACCGCGATCGGCGCTGGCAACCTGCGGGCAGTGGCCGCCGCCACGGTCCATGACCAGCTCGGTCTCTCAGTCGCCGTATCGAACAGCAGCGCTTAGGAGGAACGACGATGGCAGGTGCGATCCCGCACTACAAGGCCGGGCCAGCCAACTTTCAGGTCTTCGGCCTGATCTACGGCGGTCAGTGGGTCATGGCCCACTCGATCACGCCTGGCACCACGGACCTGACGGTGACGCTTGCGACACCCTCGGTCAACTACGCACTCGGCGTAGCGGGGAGTGACGCCGCGCCGATCGGGGTGCAGACCGGGGCCGCGAACGCCTACGGCCAGCCGCTGATCGACATCAGCGTGCTCACCGACTACGTGAGCGTCTACTACGGCGGGGTGGACATCTTCACCTGGTACTCGGGTGCTGCCTACGTCGGCCAGCCGCTGATGATCAGCGCGGTCGGCGGCAACGCGGGCACCGTGATCCAGTACACGGCAGGCACGGCGGACCAGATCGTTGCCCGCTGCACGCACCCCGGCGGCGTATCGGCCGGGATGCTCACCCAGCAGATCGGCGGTCAGGGTGCGGCGTCCTACTTCTTCGGCCGCTGCCGGATCGAGATTTGAGGGAGTGAGTCATGCCGACTGCTGTCAGAAGTTACTCCGATTCCCCACGGGTAACCGTCTCCGAGCTGCTGAAGGACCCGCTGGTCATCCCGTCGCTCATCCTGGACATGACCAGGAATGAGTTCGTGATGGACTCGGTGCTGCGCAGCGGCGGCGCGGCCCCATCGGGCGCGGTCAGGTACGCGGAGAGCACCCCGCTCTACGCCGATGACTACCCCGAGATCCGGCCTGAGTTCGGTGAGGTCCCGGTCGTGCCGACCAGCGTCGGCATCCCGCGCGTGGTCTTCAGCCACGAGCGGGCCATGGCCATCATGGTCTCGGACGAGATGCGCCGCCGCCAGGCGATAGACCCGGTGGCGCGGCAGCTTCTCCAGGTCAAGAACACGATGGTCTATAGCTGGAACACCGCCTTCTACTCGGCGGTAGTCTCCAACGCCTCGATCCAGACGCTGGCGGTAGCCAACGCCTGGTCGAGCGCCGCCGCCACCATCCGGGCGGACATCATGCAGGCGGTCTTCCTCATCGAGAACGCCAACATCGTGTCCCCGTCCGGCGTGACGCAGTGGCTCGGGTTCGAGGCCGACACGCTGATCATCAACCACGGCACGAAGAACACGCTGCTCCAGTCCAGCACGTTCGCCGCGCCCTACATCGGTGACATCGCCAGCGAGAACCTGCTGTACACGGGCACGCTCCCGCAGCAGATCCTCAACCTGGACGTGATGGTCTCCCGCCAGGTCCCGGCGGGCAACGCGATCATCATGCAGCGCAACCGCGCAGGCTTCTTCGCGGACGAGCTGCCGTTCATGGCTGGCCCGCTGTACCGCGACGAGCCGCGCAAGACCTGGCGCTCCGACACCCAGCGCGCAGCCGCCATCGGCCTGGACCAGCCGCTGGCGATCGTGCTCCTGAGCGGAGTCTGATGCCAGCACAGCGACCAGCCGCAGGCCGTCTCCCCGAGCCGCCGCAGACGTTCGCGGCGGCATCGGAGCAGACGCCGCTGTCCCAGGCCGAGCTGGAGCAGATGAACCAGCTCCTGGCGCGGGCCAGCCAGGCGCAGACGCCATCGAACCGTCCGGGTGACCCGTACATCGCGGTGATCAACCTGAACGTGCCGAGACGCGGCACCGACCCGCTGCGGGGCTCGGACCTGGTGATGGCGGGCGATACGGTCAACCTCACGCCCGAGGAAGCGGCTGGCTACCTGCGGTGCGGGCCTGGCGACGGACGCCGGATACCGGTGATCCGCCCGGCCAGCGGGCCGAAGTCCACCAGCGAGGCACAGCAGCGGGTGCCGCCACGCGCGGTGTCCGGCCAGGTGCGCGCTCCGTCCATCCCGCCGCCGGGCACGGACCTGCCGATGCCCGATCCGGTCGGCGCATCGGCGGTGCTCCAGCAGGAGACCATCCCGGAGGCCAGCGAGCCGCAGCCGGGCAGCGAGAACTGGGACGGGCAGCCCGGCGCTGGCGGGACGTACGTCAGCGCGGAGGACATCCTGCCGCCGCGCACCGCAGCCCGGCAGCGCCAGGCCCAGCAGGTCGGAGGGTAACCCATGCCGCCAGCGCCACTGGTCCCCGCCAACGTCTACGCCCCGTGCCCGCGCTGCAACACGCTGCGGACGCTGATCGGCACGGGCGTGGCCTACCTGTGCGGCGGGTGCGAGTGGCCGTTCGCGGCGACGGCGGTTGCCCCGACCGGGACCGGCACGGCTGCGGTCACCACGGCATCGGTGGCGATCACCGTGGCCAGCGGCGGCGCGAGCTTCACCGGGGGCATGTGGCTGCTGTACGACACGGCGGCTAACGCCGAGATCCTGCGGGTCACCGCCACCGGCACCGCCACGAACATCCCGGTGGCGAAGTTCGCCAGGGCGCACAGCGGCGGCGCGACGTTCGGCAAGCTCCAGCTCACCCCGACCTACGTCGGCATCGAGCGGGTGCCCAACGCACCGGCCTGGGGGTTCTGATGGCGCTGAACCGCTATGTTCTCACCGCGACCGTAACCGTCGCGCCCGGCACCGCCGCGACCGTTGTCGCCGGGGAGCCGGGCACCGGGGGCGCGTCCGGGTTCGGCGGCGCTCCCACCACCGGGGGACCGCTGATGCCGTCCACCTTGATCAAGGGCACGCCGATCATCCTGGACCCCGCCAGCGCGATGTACACCGCGATCGGGGCTGGCAACCTCCGGGCCTACGTGCCAGGCCAGGACGATGTGGGCCACGCGGCCCTGGGCAACTAGGAGGACATCATGGCTGTCGTAACACCGGCTATACCGGCCTCTACCGTCCCGGTAGTGAACAACACCGGCCAGTGGGTCAACTGCGCGATCGTCGGCGGCACCATGACCAACGTGAGCATCAACGGGGTGACGGCTGGCGCTGGCGCTGGCAACTACGCGCTGCCGCCCGGAGCCTCGCTCACCATGACCTACTCCGTCGTGCCCACCTCGATGACCTGGACCACGGCCCAGCCCACCAGCTACAACCCCGGCTACTCGGGCTACAACACGCTGGCCGAAGGGCCTGGGTACAACCCGCTGACGCTGATGCTGTACCCGTCGCACGCCGAGGCAGGGTTCGCCGGGTGGGCAGCGGGGGTGAGCAACTGATGGCCGCCAGCCCGCGTGTCGTTGCCGTTGACACCCCGGTGACCTGGGACGGGTACACGACCCTGGTCCTGCGGGGCACCATCGTGGACATCCCGCCCGGCTCGGCGCTGGAGACCGCCTACGGCACCGGCAACCTGGTCTCGATCGGCCCGACCAGTGCCCAGGTGCTGTCTGGCGATACCGAACCGCTGGCGGCGAGCTGATGGCCGCGCCAGGCCAGCCTGGCTACCCTGGCTACGTTACCCGGTCGCCGTGGTTCGTCTTCCGGCTGCTGTGCCTGGTCGCTGCTGTCTGCCTGTTCATCGCCGCGCTTGAGTTCTCGGCCATCCTGCACGGCGGGACCGGTCTCGGCTGGGCCTGGGCGGCTGGCGGCGTCTCGGCGTTCTTCCTGGGCTGGGCGGCACCATGACCACTCCCCTGCCCACCGGCCCGGTGTACGCCTCGATAGATGAC